TGTAACTAACACAGGGGAAATTATAGAATGAAACACCAATGGGTTAGTGGGCTTGAAGGCAAAGCTAAGGAAGAATTTGAAAAAGTACTAAATAGCTCTAGTATGGTATTTGATAAGGAGGATAATATACTTAACTCCATGATTGAAGCTGAGCTTACACTAGCACTAGGAAGGGAATCCTTTACAGGAGACTGGAGCCACGAACATGCGTACATCATGGGAAAGATTAAAGCATACAAGGAAGTAAAAAGTTTGTTAAAAGGCTTGACTTCTTATTAAGAATATGGTATAATACCTTCATAAGTAATACATTTACATTAATAAACGAGGATTTACATGACTGACCAAGCCGTGGAAACCACTGAACAACCATCTGAACTAGATACTTTGTTGCAATCCATTGTTAATACTAGTGGAGAGCCTAAGTATACTTCTCCAGAAGAGGCACTCAAAGGTGCGGCTCATGCCCAAGAGCATATCCAAACCCTAGAGCAAGAAAATCAAAACCTCAAGACGGAGAAAGAAAGGATGGAAGACCTAATTAAGAACTATGGCAAGCCTAGAGACCCAGCCCCAGCGACCACTGAAGTGCAAGAGTCTGATGCTGCCAGAGCCGATGCCGTTGATTTGGATTCAATGTATGAAGAATTCCGGCGTCGTATGTCTGCAGAGAACGAAGCAGCTACTCAAGATCAAAACAAGCGTAAAGCTATTGAGGGTGTTGCAGCAGTTCATGGAGATAAGACCGAGGAACTACTTAACACTAAAGCTAAAGAGCTTAACGTGAGCAAAGACTTCTTATTGGGTGTAGCCGCTAACAGCGTCGAAGCATTCAATAACCTGATCGGCCTCAAGCCTAAGCAAGCTAGCACTAGTGGATTTGGTACCTCTTCAGTTAATACTGAAGCACTTCAGTATAACCAACATGAAGACAAGCTTCCCAATCCGTTGCGTACTGGTCGTAGCAAAGATGCTATAAACCTTATGAAACAGATTGAAGAGAAGCAAAAACTAAATAGAGGCTAGGAAACTAAATGGCTATTCAACGCTCAAATGCAGATGCGTTTAACGACGCACAGAAATACTCAGAGTTTCTAATCCAAACTCTTCCTGATATTATGTTGCCTGACAACATGTATCGTAATGTATCAGACTTTGCTGATGGTACAACTTTGAACATCGCGACTACCGGCGCTGCTACTATTCAAGAAGTAGCTGAAGGTATTCCGTTGAACTTTACTGCGATTGATTCTGGTACAGTAACCATGTCCATCAACGAGTACGTTGGTGATGCTTGGTTTGTTAGCGATGAAGTTCGTCAAGACTTTCGTCGTATTGCAGCTCTGGAAGCAGCTCGCGCACAAGAGTCAGCTATTGCTCTTGCCGAATGGCATGAGACTAACTTTCTCAAAGCACTTAATGCCGGACAAACCCCAGGTGATCCAAACGTAATCAACGGTGTTAATCACCGCATTCCCGGTACGGGTACTAGTGGTGTTATTACACTAGAAGATATCAGTCGTATGAAGTACGCATTTGATAAAGCCCGTGTACCTGCTCAGGGCCGTGTGCTATTCGTTGATCCGTCTGTAGAGTTTACCTTTAACCAGTTGGCTCAAGTAGTTACTTCTGACAACCCCATGTTTGAAGGTATTGTCACTGAAGGTTTTGCACAGAGCCACAAGTTCATTCGTAACATCTATGGATTTGATATCTGGACTACCAACTATCTGCCTACAGGGTCATTTGACGATGGCACTACTACCATCACTGATGGTGTTGCAAACATTGCAATGTCTCTGATGTCAGATCAACACACACCGGCTATGTACGCTCAACGAGTGGCTCCTTCTATTGAAGGCTGGCGTGACCATGAAGAGCGTCGTGAGAAGTTTCAAACTACTACTCGTGATGGCTTTGGCATTCAGCGTGTAGACACCCTTGGTGTTATTTACACTTTGGCAACTGTCTAATATAGAGGAAACAAATTATGTCTTTTCAAACAGCCCCAGTTCGGGGCGTAGAAGTACATTATGGTACTCGTACTACTAATGGTCGGTTTGGTGGAGCGTACGGATATAAGGGTGGAGTTGCTACGGTAGTCTATTCTTATGATGTAACCGATCTACCTACTGCTGGTGCAGACAATCTAGTATTGGATATTCCAGCATACGCCAAGATCCAAAAAGTCACTACTGAGATTATTGAAGCAGTTACACAAGATGGTGATCGTACTGGCTTTGACATTAGTACTGTCATCGGTGACTTTACTGGTACTGACGTATCTATGGGTGGCCTTGTACGAGGCACAGCAGGTGTTGACGCTGTTACTACTCCTACTTCGGTAGGTAGTGCAGGTGCTGAGCTAGCACTTACTCTGGCCGCTACTGGCGGCAGTAGTGGAAGTCTGACTGGTGGTAAGCTACGCACTATTGTAGAGTATATGCCAGAAGGTGCATAACCTTTAAGGTAAGGACTATAGGGAGTGGCAAGGGAAACCTTCCCTCCCTTTTTTATTGGGGAAACACATGGCGATAGACCATAAAACTATTACTGACTCAGAAAAGCACACTCCAAAGGGGTACCCAGATACAGGGTCACCTGGCACAAACCATGTATACCAGTACAATGGATCTGCCTTAGAATTTGGTTTAGTAGATACAGGAAACATTGCCCCAAGTGCAGTAACCACTGTTAAACTAGACGACGGCGCTGTAACTAATGATAAAGTAGCTACTGGTACTCTTGGAGCTGAAAAGCTTCAAACAGGGGCTGCTGAAGATGCTTGGGTTTCAGCTAGGATAGGAAGTAAAACAGTTACTGCGTCTTCTACTGTTAGGTGGGTGGCACATAGAATGCAGGGCAATAACGTCAGTAGCGATGTATTAAAGGTGCCCTCAGACAGTACTCAATTTGGGCCAAGCGTTATTATCACAGCGTCTGGAACGGTCAGATCGGTAATATCTGATGCAGTCTCAGACAATGCAACTGTATCAGTGTTTAAAAATAATGTTTTGGCAATCTCATTTTCAGTGAGCGACGTCACTGGCGCAGTGACTGACACACAATCTATTTCAGTCTCTATTGGGGATGTTTTACAAATATCAGGGGATACTGGCCAAGATACTGGTGACAAGCTAAGTGTATCTTCATGGACCCTGGGCGGTGACGCGGAGTTTACAGTATGAAGTACACCTTACTGGAGATGGTGCAAGACATACTATCGGATATGGATAGTGATCTAGTTAACTCCATTGATGACACTCCTGAAGCACAGCAAGTAGCACAGATTATACGTACTACATACAACGACTTAATCTCACTGTATAGTTGGGATCATCTTAAGCAATTATCTCAAATCAACGCTGCCAGTATAGCTAGGCCTACTCACTGCAAAGTAGCAGACGGAGTTAAAGAAGTATTAGAACTTAGGTATAATGTTAAGAAGTTAGGTGACGTGCGTAATACATACAAACTCATGACGTACATAACTCCTAGTGAATTTCTTGACATGAGTAATGGACGAGATGAGAGTCAGACAGACATAACAGAAGTAGTAGATGATAGTGGGGTATACCTTAGTATTCATAATGACAGGGCACCTACATATTGGACTACCTTTGATGATGACTACGTTGTGTTTGATGGATACGACAAGGAAGTAGATGACTTTATACAGAACTCTAAGTCGGCTATGTTGGTAGAAAAAGAGGCAGAGTGGACACACACCGATAACTTCACACCTGACATACCTAATGATTCGTTCACTCTTTTACTAAATGAAGCTAAGAGCAGATCATTCCTAGTACTGGCACAAGAGGTAAATCAGAAAGCAAATCAACAAGCAGAGCGATCACGCGTTAAAGCTTCTATTAATCAGTTTAAGATTAGAGGTGGTATTACGCTAACTAACTTTGGTAGAGGAAGAACTAAATGAATCCAGATAAACAAATGCTAGTACGATCATCTAAAGTATTTCCAGCTATGTATGAAGCACACTACGAGGGTGGAGGTGAATTGCCAGAGGCACTTAAGGGAAAAGCCTACACACACCCAAAGCTTGTACAAGAAAAGATTGATACCTATTTAGAGAGTAAGCCAGTCAAGCAGGAGAAGCCTAGTGGCGGCACAGGAACTAAATCTAGAGCAAACTGATTTCTCTGCTGGGTATGTATCAGATGTTAATCCACTAACATTTCCCCCTAATGCTACAGTAGATGAACAGAACTTTGAACTACGTGCTGATGGCAGTAGGCAGCGCCGTCGCGGACTAGCGTTTGATACTGATAACCTTGGGAACATCATTGTACCTGATACCAGCTTCTTTAATACAGACTTAACTACTAGTGTAGTGTATTCTACTATATCTCCAAATGGAGAAGATAAGGCTGATACTGATGACGGGGGTTCTACTTATAGTGAGCGCAAACAAGATGTGCTGACAGTCACTGACGCGGGTAGTGGCAATCAGCTGTACTCGTATAATGCAGAAGACGATACCTTTGCAGTATTACCCTACAGTGCTACTAACGGTAGTGCTCCCTTCTTTGTAACTAAGTATGCAACTAGGCAGGCCTACGTTTCAGTCAATGGCACTGACTACCAAGTAAGTCTTATATACGGATACGATACTACATTAGACACGCTAGCGGTAACAGCATCTGCTCCCATAGTTTACTCCGCAGGTACTAACATTAAAACCTCGGGTGCTAAAGTAGCAGATATTGCTGCGTGGTCTGGTAGAATGATATATGCATTTAATAACACTGATGATAGTAGTGGTTTAGCAATAGGCATTAGCCAGTTACCAGACCCAACAGACGCTGCAAAAAATCAAGTAGAGGTATTGGCTAAGTGCCAAGCTGTAGATACTAGCAGTCTAGTAGACACTGATGGGGTGTGGGTTACAGCTAGTGATTTAGGTGCTATACAACGGGTAGTTCCTTATCGTACTGGTCTACTTATCTTTACTTCCGATAACATTTGGTACTTGTACTCAGAACAGGGATACTTTAATCCTTATGACTTTAGGTTTGATAAGATATCAGATACTAAAGTAGCAGGCAATAACTCTATTGTTATACGTGATAATGTTTTAATGTTTTGGGCTGACTCAGGTATCTATCTTATAACACCTGATGAAAACACGGGACTGCCTAAGCTAAAAAACATATCAGAGAATCGTATACAGAGGTGGTATGAGACAGTACTTCCTTTAGCCAAGAGAGAGGCTAGAGGCATATACAATAAACAAAACAATGAAGTGCGTTGGTTGTATAACTCTCTTGTAGGAACTTTGGCTGATGCGGATGAAAGAAAGTTTGACGCCGAGCTTGTTATGTCTATGGCTAATGGGGCATATACATTTAATAAGTTTCCTTATGACTCAAGTATAACAACTAACAGCACGTACGTAATTGAGTACGTACCTGATAATGCTGTTGACTCCGACTTTGATAATGCGTATGTGTTTACAACAAGCGGAGGAGATGTGACAGTTGGCGGAGAGCCAGTATATGTAGAATTCTTAGTTAACTTTAGGTATACATCTAGCTTTAAATATGTTATACGTGATGGTGCAACTACCGCTAAGGTAGGCTCCCTAGAAGATATGTCCTTCTATGACTTTGTAGGCAGTGATCAGTACCCCCTTGGGGTAGATGCTAACGCATACATGAAGTCTGGTTACTTTACTATGGACAGTACGCAAACACGCAAGACTCCTAACTACATTACCACTACGTTTAAGGCTACTGAGACAGGGTATAACGAGGATACAGATGAGCTTCTAGGTACCAGTGGGTGCTTCTTAACAGCCTATTGGAACTACGCTAATGATGGCTATACTGGTAAAGTACACGGCCCTTACCAAGTATACAGATTGAATAGGCTCTACATGCCAGAAACTCCGTGGGCACCAGGTCAAGATTATATTGCTACTAAGAATAAAATTAGAGGAAGGGGAAGAACTTTACAGTTTAAGTTCGAGACAGAAGATGGCAAAGATTGCCAGTTGTACGCCTGGGGCTACAACGGTAATGTGCTAACGAGGGTATAATATGGCAGGCTTAGCATCAGTGGCAGGCACTGCAGTACTAGCTACTACAACTCTGTCCAATCCTATAGGGTGGGGCTTAATAGCCGGTGGTGCCCTGATGGGGGGACTAATTGGGCAAAGTACTGGTAGTGAGGTAGCAGATTTACAGAGTCAGTCAGCATCAGTACAGAATGAGATATTTCGAGAGCAGTTTAACGTTGACAAAGCTAACATGATGCAACAACGACGCAAGATGTTCCGGCAAGGTCAAGTTAACAGTGCAGCTCTACGTGCATCAGCTACCTCTTCTGGATCTTTTCGCAGCAGTAGTTTTGGCAGTGCTAAAGAAGATATAGTATCTACTACTCAACAGAACATAGGGCAGATAGATAAAGCTATTGAAGTTGGCGAAAGAATCACTTCACTAAATCAACAGAAGGCGACATTAGAAGCCAAAGCAGCGGCAGCACAAGCCCAAGGTGGGTTCTTATCATCAATATTCGGGTAATATAAATGGCAAAGATATATGACGAGGAAGTAGTTCCTATTTATGATGGGGAAGAACCTTCCAAGCAAGAGCCAGAGAGTACTACTATGGGTAGGGCTGCTTATACAGTCTTGTCTAGTAAAGGTAACGGTCCTGATCTAGGTAAGCAGGTAGCAGAAACTAAAAGACAAATGTCATACGGAAGACGCAGTGACATTGATCTTCAGGTAGAACAACAGGCAGTAACGGAGTTTGAAAACACCAAGGCTGAAGAGCGGGTGCGTATTGCTGTGTCTGACAAGCCAGTAGAAGATAAAGCAAGTGATATGGATAGGCTTAACGATATTACTTATGAGCCTAACTTGATTGATGAGACCTATGTTAACCAAGCATCTCAATACAATCCTCCTACTGTTAATGCAGATGAGATGGTTAGGGAAAGGGTTGGTGAACAGCTAGGTCTTGGTGTTGCTAACAAGATACTGTCAGATGTAGAGTTTAGCAATGAAGTATCTCAGATGAGTCAGCAGCTAAAAGAGGAGATGGGAGGAGGCACTGCAGAGGGCGTTGTTGAGTTTGTTGAGGCAATAGCTCCTGTTGCAATACCTCTTTCTTATACGCAAGTAGCTAATGATCTGTTCCCAGAAGATCGTACCTTTATAGGTAGCTTTGTAGGGGCCGGTGAAACAATGGAGTTCATTGGTAATAAGTTTTCTTCTATGTCACAAGAAGATCGTGATATAATGCTGCCCCGATTGAAAGAAAGTCTTAAGGAACATGCAGGCTTAGTAACTGACAATGGATATATAGCATCTACCATGCTCAATGAGATATTCTCTACTGAGCTTAACCGCCGTGGAACAGATGACTTTAACTGGGACAGGATGTGGAACAATGTAATTGGGGTTTTGGATGCTACGTTTGTAGCCGGTACTGTTGCGCGCTTAGGTGGCAAAGGTATTAAAGCAACCACTAGGTTCTTGCCTCAAGCTGCTATTGACTCAGCTAACCCAGAAGCAGCTCGTGACATACGTGCGCTTATACTGTCTAGGCAGGACACTACTGATCTAGAAGCTGCGGTAGGTGTAAATACCTCAAGTGTAGTTACTGACTTATACCCAACATTCGATGGAGCTATTAACTCTCTTACGCCCGGAGGCGTGGTTGATCGTATAGCTGGAATGCAGACAGAACTCAAGCGTATTGAAGATGACTTGGCTTTTGGTATTAACTACACTCAACAAGAACAGCTTGTAATGAAGCAGCGCGTAATGGCTGCGTACGATGGCATTAACGGTAGCTACAACCAATCATTTTCTAAGTTTGGTGTAACCGAGGAGGCTGGTAAGGGCTTCACAGTCAAGGCTGCCATTGGTCCTAGTACTGATACAGGCTTTGGTGGATACACTCCAGCAATGGAGCACTTCAAGCGTAACTTCCCTGAAGGTACTCCAGTAGATTTTGTGATTAGGGTGGGAGATACTGCCCGTACAATACCAGCAAATATGCTAGAAGAGATTGTAGACGAGACACAGAATCTACGTACATACAGCAGAAAAGCTGATGCCAAGCGTGGTGCAGGAAGGGCTGGCTTTGGTGATGCAGCACTGCGTCAAGTAGAGGGTGGAAGGTGGACATGGGACAAGCCTCAAACAGAGGTATGGTACCGTGTGGAAGATACTTATACTTATAACTTGTCTCTATTAGATGAGAACCTTATCATGTTCGGAGGACCTACCTTCGACAAGGGCTTTGTAACTGGTGGACTACAGTCTGTCCTAGGTGACCCTGCTACTAAGTTCTCACGATTCATTAACAAAGCATCTATGCGAGCTAACGATATAGGAGAGTCTACTAAGGGCAGGATGTTTGACATGTACCAGCGAGGATTTCTCAAACCTTTGAATAGGGAGGGACATTTAAAAGTACTGGACATTGTTAAGGAAGGTAGCAGGACTGACAAGAACTTTACATACGATGAGCTGATAGGTAAGGGCTTAACTAACGACCAAGCTGTAGGCTACTACACTGTACGTGGCGTTATGGATCTTGAGTGGGCATTAAATAATACACGAGTATATAATACACTTAAGCGTGATGGTTACCAAAGTGTAATTAATGGTGACAGAGGGTTTGAAACCTTTGCTCGACCACTGCCTAGAGAGTCTCTTCCTTATACCAGTGATAAGATAGATGTATTTAATCCTAGTTCACAGTCTATCAGTAGAATGTCTAGGTCTGAAGTAGACTACTTGTATGATAATGGGGGTCAAGTATTTAAAAGCAAGACTGCCCATACTGCAGGTGACAAGACAGTTACCTATGTAGTTAGTGGAATAGACGATGCAACTCGCGTACGTCCACTTCGTCGTAATCCTTTACAGTACCGTCCAGGGTACGTTACTCGCTTCTACGATGAAAACTACTTCGTTAAGATGAAAGTTAATAAAACTATAGATGGTGTAAAAGGAGAGACATGGAGAACTGTAGCTGCAGTACCTACTAACAGCGATGGTGTGCGGTTGATGGATGAACTAAGACTGCAAAACGATGGAGTAGACTTCGACGTATTTCCTGACCAGAAGATGACATCTCCTGAAAGATTCGATAACGAGTTTGATTACCTTCATAGTACTGGTGGCATTATTACTGGTAGAAGGGGTGATCATCTTCGAGGTATTGGCGAAGCACAGGCAGAGTTGCTCGATCCTGTACAAAGTATGATTGACAGCATTAGCTATACAGCCGCTCGTACTAGCCACGATGACTTAATTGCAGGATTTGAGAAGCGCTGGGTTAATACCTACGGGCGTAAGATGGGACTTGATTCCATTCCTGATAATCTTAATGAGATCAAAGGTGCAACATTTACAGCTAATGGCATACAAGAAGCTAAGGAACTTGCTAGGTACATACAAGGAATGCGAGGAGTACAGGGAGAGTGGGGTCTTAAGTGGCGGGGATTTATGGCAGGTCTTGCTGAGAGTATGGAGAATACTTTAGGCGGGGGTAGGAAAGTTAAACAGATGGGTGATCACGTTCGAGGATTTAATCCAATTAAGTCTATGCGTGGCATGACGTTTAATATCCTTATTGCTTCAAATCCTGCACGGCAGATCCTTTTGCAGGCTAACCAAGTTAGCTTTCTGTCAGGCATGAGGCCTAAATACTTTGCATCAGGTCGGGCTGGACAAGAGTTTGCTGCATTTATGGGAGCAGCTGGAATGCGTCAACGCCCTCAATGGGGCAAGTACCGTGATGGCGCAGCTAAAATGCTGAAGATGCCTCCTAAAGACTTTGAATTGATGTACGATGCCTTCGTAAGAAGCGGTTTACCTCAGTCTATTGACTCACATACCTATGCAAGGGACGGACTACAGCAACTTAGTAAGCGTATAACTGGTACTTGGGGAGAAAGGGCAGGCCGTACAGCAATTAACGCTGTAAAACTACCTATGCTAGCATCTAAGCGTGTAGGTTTTGACGCAGGTGAGTGGTCTAACGTTACAATGACCTATCTTACTGCCCGTAATGATTGGATTGCTAAAAACCCAGGCCTAGATTGGCGTACATTTGCTGCTATGGATGACATAGGTACAGAAGCTCGTGATCTAGCATTGAATATGACTAAATCAGGAGAACTTCCTTACCAAAAAGGAGTACTTTCTCTAGCTACGCAGTTCTTATCCTATCAACACAAGGCATTGCTAGCTACCGCTGGTGCCATTACAGGTAAGTATGGTAATAAGGCCTTCGCTGGCCTACCTGCACACCAAAGGGCTAGCTTTGTAGTAGCTCAGTTTGCTATGTACGGTGCTGACGGCTTTGGTGCTGGTGCTATGATTGATAAGATAACAGATAACTTAGCATTAGACGTGCCTGCAGCAGCAAGACCTTTCATTGACGGGCTATTCTATGAATACATGCTCAATGGTGTCATTAACTCTGTAACTTCTGAAGATAGCAATATTGATTTTAGCAGTACACTTGCTCCTGCATCAGGTATCAATGAAAGCTTTACCAATCTTATTGGCAGGGCCATGACAATGGATTTACCTGATGTATTCCTTGGGGCTTCTGGTAGTATGCTTGGTAGGATTTCAGATGCATACATGAACATTAACATAGCATTAGAAATTCCAGACTTGACAAAGACTGAGACGATACAAGCTGTACTGCAGCAAGGTGGTCAGGTCTTTGGTGGATATAATAACTATGTTAAAGGCCAAGTCATGCAGAAGATGGGATACTATGTGTCTAACTCTGGTAACCCTTTGTTTGAAACTACATATGCAGAAGGATTGGCTAAGTCTCTGTTTGGTATTAACCCTGAAGCAATGGATGACTACTACCGTATACTCGAAGCTACCTCTGGAGGCTTTGCCAGTAAGGGTATAGCCGACACGGTAAGTGAACTTACTGCTAGTGACGTAGATTCTATTGCTGAGAAGTACTACGAAAGAGTATCTAAGATATATAGAGAATTAGGTGCAGTAAAGATTGAATCTCGTGACGATCTGTGGTACAATCAATTAGAAGCTAAGATGGCACTAGAGAATACATTGTTTGCCATACTACCAGAGGATGTAGGATATGCTGTACGTAAGCGTATCAGCGAAAGGATTGATCGCAACCTTAATGAGACTGGCTTTGACCAGCTTATCGACTACATGACTACTACTGTACTAGAGGGCAACGCTCCTCAAGGCACAATAGAGCATTACTTAGGTATTATGGATAACTCTGAGATACCAATGACAACACAGCAGAGACAAGATGTGCAAACATTAATTGATTACGTGATAGATGAGGGTCAGTAATGGCAGACTTAAGAAGCTTTAATAACATGGAAGAGATAGGCACACCACGGCCTGTATCTAGGCAAGTTGCCTCTGATACCTCTGCTGCTACTCGTATTTCTGGTAACACTGCGTTAGTAGAAGGACTAGGTGGGGTAGTAGACGCGGTGATTAAAGGGGGTGACGCTCTAGCTGAGAAGAAAGCAATTAGAGGGCTGAAAGGTACTCCGGGTGATACTGCTGGGTTTGAGAATCCAACAGGCAAGCTTGATGAAAAGCAGATGATGCTTGGTAAGGATGGCGTAAACAGTATCACAACTCTTGAAGCTAAAGACCTTAACTTTGAGAAGATATTCAACGCTCGTAAGACAGGAGCTATTAATGGAGACCGTGCTAGGGAACTAGCCTCCACTAAACTACGCAGTGCAGTAGCTGCCAACCCTAATAGGGCTGAGGCTTTTCGTACAGCCTATGGGCAGTACTTCGGTAGCGGTGGTGCAGGTATGGGCACCTTCGATAAGACAGAACAAGAGGCATTACAGGACAATAGGATTAAGTATGGCTTTAATAACTTCGGACTAGATCCTAGCTTAGCAAGGAATAATCCATTAGAATGGGAAGAGCGCTTCTCTCGTAACTTATCTCTTAAGGAACAAAACACCTACCAAGATGCAGTGATTAGTAGCATTGAGAGTGGCATTGAGCTTGACGCTATTGAGCAACGTAACAACATAGGGCCTGCTATTGTTAATGCCATCACTAATAAAGAAAGTCCTAACTTCATTGGTGCTCAGGTAAAGGCTGTATTGGCATCAAGTGGGATGGGAGATGACGGAACTTTCAGTGGTGCAGCCAGCGCAAAAGCTATGCAAGATTTGGACAGTCTTAAGACTGTTACGCGTTCTCAGTATCGTAACGCCTACTCTGCTATGAGCGAGACAGAGTTTAATTCTTTCTATAAGCCACTAGAAGACTACATTGATAACGCTTCTATGGTAGCTAGTGGGGAGATGACCTTTACACAGCTGCAAAGAGAGAATAACATCTTTCAAGAGGGGGCATTGGCTGCAATCTATGGTGCTGACCAAGACGCAGCTCAGCGCTTTGCTGGACTTAACGCCATTACTAAAGACATGCAAGATGTGCCTCCTAGTATGAGAGTTGAGCAGACAAAGTTGGCCCAGCAGTTGCTTAATTCTATGAATGCTACAACTAGTCCCACTAATCCAGTAACAGGTATTGACGTAACTACAGATCCTAAAGCATACAACAGGAAGATGCAGTCTTGGCTGAATGGAGCACCTGATGCGCTAACTTCCGGTAATGCTGCTGATGTTAATAGAGGCAATGACGCCCTTGTAATGGTTACTAAAGACATTAACTCTAACCCAACAGCCGTTACTTCTGAAACTTACAATCGTTGGTTTGATGCTATTGGTAACGAAGAAGCTTTTGGTAATTTGCCACAAGATACAAAAGATATGGTGTTTGATTCTATATCTAATGGGGCACTTGACGACTACTTAGCACAGACCGTGCAAGAGTGGAAGCGTAATACTCCACGTAACGTGCAAATTACCTACGATACTACCAGTAATCGCATACTAGCAGTACCTACAACTGGAGACAGAATAGATAGGATGGCAGCCAACAGCTTGAACGCTAAGTTAGGCAGTACTAACACAGTATTCACAGCTATGGACGGACTGGGTGTATTAGAGAGTAGCAACAAGGTACTGTTTCCTGTGTACGAAGCACTTGGTATATCTGTAGCAGATGGGATACCTGATCCTCTCAGTAACGTGACAAGCTATAATGATTTCCCTCTAGCTAGTCGCCCTAGGCGCAGGTTTTCATTCTTAGCAGATGCCGTTGCTGGGGGCAGCGCTACTCCGAGCCAACGTAACGAGTTTCAGGCCGCGTTAGATGAAGATCCTCGTCTTATGCGTACAGGAATTGAATCTCTTAATAAGGCTATTGGAGCACTGGACGCTCCGCCTGTAGTAGAGACTTCTGCTCCTCCAGCTGCTAATGCTGATGCTAATCCTAGGATGCAGGATGCGCCTGATCAAGTACCAGTCACTTTACCAAGTGGTGCCACTTTAAATCTAGATGGCAATGATCCCATGGACCCTGTGTACAAGGCTATGTCTAGCGCTGAGACTGCTGCAGCGTCTGATCCCTTTATACGTACTACGATATCAACCGCACCGGGCAGTTCCGCATACGGGCCTACTCAGATAACAAAGAGGCTTGTAGATGATTACTTGACTAGAAAATCTGATTTGTTTACACCAGCACAAACAGCGTTCCTTGAAAAGATGTCTAAGCAAGGCGAAGTGATGCTTGATATGGGGAATGGTGATTGGAAAAATCTTCCAGATGACTGGTCTAAAGAGATTGATGGAAAGACTTACACTGCTGCTGACTATAAAACCTTTGAATACGGAGGACCGGGTGTACTTAGGAGCCCTGAAGATAAAGCTCTATACGAACAGATTGCTAAGATCATGCTAGCTGAGCATATAAGAGAAAACGATGGGGACATAGCTGCTGCTCTAGAACAATGGCGCGGTACGGCACCTGAAGAAGATTACTCTGAAAGATTTTTTAGTACTTTGGAGGTAGAGAGTGGTGGATGAAATACGGTTACAGAGAATGGAGGATAAGATTGATAAGATATCCGAAATGATAATAGAAACACGCCTCATGAAACAGGAGCTTTTGTATGTAACTAAGTGGCAACACGAGCATGAAGCTGAGGGAAAGGATCGAGACACGGAAGTCTTAGTTTTGAAGAAAGAATTAAGCAAGCTACATGATCGTCTGCAGTTAGTAATTAAGGTAGTAGCCCTTGTCTTAATGGTAGGAATAGGAGCTGCTACGGGGATTAACATACTGTGAAGAAATATATTGGGTTGATTGTGTTAACTAGTGTGCTGGTGGGATGTTCAACTCTAACTTCTATGCTGCCGGGTAAGTCCGGTGGCGTAGACGTGAACACTAATGCACAGGTGGGGCAGGAGAATACACAGCAAGTTGTTGCAAATCAAACAACAACCAGTGTTGGGGGTGATCAGACTAATTCTACTGTTTCAGGACAAGTGGGAGAGGTGACTGTAAGTAACATACCTCTATGGTATATACTATTACTCATACTAGCTGTTGCTTTTCCTACACCTAGTACTATGTGGAATGGATTCAAGAGAGGGGTTGGTGGTACGTTTAGGTTTATCTTCAATAGACCTAAGAAGAAAGAAGAAGGGGCTTAGTGCCCCTTTTTTTTTATCTATCCTTCGCAGACAATACACTCCCCTTTACTAGCCTTGATACCACGTAGGCTACGCTGGTAGTATAGAGACTTAATGTATGGATTAAGTAATGCTTCCTTGATTACTTCTGATATGTATCTTTCATCTGTGTCAAAGAATAAGTTGAGGCTCTGCGCTTGGTCGATGAAGTGCTGCCTTGCACCTGCCATCCTAACGAGCGAGAATTGATTAAGTTCATAGGCCGTTTTAAATACTTCTTTCTCAAGATCAGATAACTCCTCAAGGTGCTGAACAGATCCATTGTGGTTAATGGCAATATCTCGCATTAGTTCAAGACTAAATATTCCCTTGTCCTTGCACAACTGCACAAAGTGTGGATTCATCCTTGTCATCTCACCTGCTGCTGTTCCTTGATTGTAAGCATTAGCTACAACAGGCTCAATACCCTGACTTACGCCGCCACATAGCAATGCTGACGATGTATTGGGGGCTATTGCCATTACAGTAGCATTACGCTGTCCTGTGCCCTTACACCACTCAGGTTCTCCTAGTTCTAGGCCCAGTGTACGGGTAGCAGCCAGTGCCCACTCTTGTATCTGCTTAAATATAGTACCATTGAGAAGATATACCTCCATACTCTCCCATGGTAACATTTTGCTCTGTAAATAAGAATGGAACCCAAGGGCACCAAGCCCTAAAGCTCTAGATTTTTCAGTAAAGCGTACTATCTTCTCGAATCCTGGCTTACCTCGTGCTTCTGCTAGCATTTCTTCTACTACACAGTCCAAGAATAGAATACTATAAAACACATCTGAGTAGGTAAAGTCGTCCCAGTGCGTAAGGTTAAGAGATGACAGCACGCAAGAAAAAGTATGCTCTTCATCCTGTGGTAGCGCTATTTCTGTACATAAGTTAGAAGCCTTGATTGATATGCCGCTTTGTTTAATAGGTATAGGTGCAAGCTCATTTGCTGTGTCTACTTTCCAAATATAACCCTTACCTGACCTAGCTCGTATGTAACTTACCTTACTATAACGTGATACTGCTTCTCTATTTTTGTTTTGTAGCTTATGTATGAAGTCATTAGTAAATACCCAGCCAACATTGGCATCAGCTGGATGTTTTTGCAAGTATCCTGCCATTTCCCAGAAGTCTTCACTGTCCATGTCAACATAGCCAGCCCAATTACCACGCCGATTGTTACCTTGGCTGATCTTAGTCACTGTATCTACAAAGCTATCAAATACTGGGACAATACCATCAGCTTCTCCTCCTGAAGCTATCTTTGAACCCCTTGAACGAATACCACTAAGGTAACTAGACGTACCATACCCTGCTTGAGACAGCATAGCAGCCTCGTGGTATGATGTATAGAAGCTATCTATGCTATCACCCACATAACTACCAGAACAGCTCACAGGCTGTCCTCTGTTGGTTCCTACGTTGCATAGTACGGGGGTAGATGGTGCTAACTTACCTGACCACATCAGTTCATAGAACTTTTCCTGTGCTTCAGGGTACTTATCTAGTACATGGTTAGATAACTGGCTAGATACACGATACAATGCTTCCTTAACAGTCTCATCTTGCCAAGAGTACTTACGCTTAAACATAATGTAGCCCTGAGTAGTGTACCAATCAGGCACATCTCCTCTTTCTACTAATGCTTTACGTTCAGCACTGTACTTTTCAAATTCACTCATTACCAAACCTCTCCAAATACTTGTTCGTCCCAATCAAGGTGATACTCACTACCTGAACCAGTAAAGAAGTCATGAAACTGTACACTATTAACATTAGCATAGAACCAGCCAGCAATAAATCCATCCATGTCGGCATCAGGGTACATGTACGAGTACCCTAGGTTAATAAGGCATACGTTAACACGGTGCTTAACGAAATCTTTAAGATTCTTTACAGTAATGCCAGTAATTTCTCCACGCTCAAAAATCTTATCTACTATAGTAGCCTCATGCTCATATACTTCTTTAGCTAACTCACGTATAACTGGTTCTAACTCCTCTCGGTTATGATGAGGCCTATCCTCCATAACTTTTTCAAACAAGAGAGCTGAGCCGATAGCATGTAAGTTTTCGTCACCTACTGATAAGTTTATACCACGACAAATATTCTTGATCAAGTCCTTACCACAATCTTCTGACTGAAAGTGTTTAAGGAAAGCAAAGCTGCTATACAAGACAGCACCTTCGATAAAGCTAAAGGCTGCCAGTGATATGGCAATGTCAGGGTGACGTACACCGTTCTCTATGAACTTCATGCGGTCTACTAGCTGAGGATCTTCCTTCCAACTAGCATAGAACTTCTCTGTATCTACGTACAGCAGCTCGTTAATCTTATTATAGAAGGGTGCATGGCTGTTGAACTCTACAGCAGAGAACAACGATGCCATGCGCTGTACCTCTGGACGTTTGAAGTGACGAAGGATACGACCAGCCCAGTAGTCATCTCCTGCATACATCTCATAGATGGTGAACAGCTTAAGAACAGTCATAAGACCGTGCCTTTCCTGCTCTGTCATATGTACACGTACGTCTTGTACGTCATTCTCTACCTCTGGCTCGTCCCAAGGCCAGAAGTTATGCATCTGTTCGTCTGCTATATCTGAGAATTCGGGGTACTGTATTACCCATCCTTCTACAGTATCTTCAATGCTCATACAGTAAGTGCCTCCCATGATATAGGAAATAGTTTCTTCATTACGTTACCCCATGTAACAGCAAGGTCTTGTATTTCTTTCTGTGCATGAGGATCAATGCGCTGCTTGTAGGCTCTAGCCCATGCTGCTAAGCTGCCTGTTACATAGTACTCAGTGTACATAGATTGAGGCAGTATCATACGGGCCTGCTCTGGTGCTACACCTTCATCTAGCATGTAGCGGTAGGCATCCATAATCTCATCCATCAGCTCTTCGTAAAGGTTCTTACATCCCCAAGTATTAGGATACTTAGAGAAGCTATCAACTACCGTATCTCCTGACCCCTGCTTAACACTACCTTCTGGACGTGCTCTCCACTCATCAGGTACAAAGAACTCTGGGGTATCATCTACATAGCGCCTGCTTACTTCATTGTAGGTGAACCCTACAGTATGCTTAAAGCGCTGACGTGCTACAAAGATTGGTACTTTCTCACGCATAGTAACCATTGGGTGAGAGAAGGGAGTCCAGTGCCCGTGCCGGGCTAGATAGCTAATGAGCTTCTTGTCACCTTCCTTGAGGTCTGCCCCTGACATCATAAAGTCAAGGCCGTCAGCAGGTACCCAGTCACTCTGTTTATTAAAGGAAACACGGGCAGCATTCACTACCCGCAAGTCATCTCCCATATGATCGACGTAAACTGCTTCCATTAAGAATCCTTAAATTTGTAGTACATACGGTCACGGCTTATAAGCTGAAAGAACACCCTGTCAAGCCACTCAAGATTCCACGAAGACATAGAGAACAAGTCACACACCTCCATAGCTTCTACTATTTCTTCTGCAAGGCCTGCAGCTCTGCTGGGATGGTGTTCCAATAGATAATCTGCAAACTTTAGAGCATCTTCCTTACTATATAGGTAAACTCTCTTACCAAAGAAAGGAAGTATGCCTCCATTGATTTTCAATATACTCTCCTACTTAACACTCATTCCAAGATTTGGTAGCTTATCCTTACTTACTTCATTCTTCCTTGTACGATGCCAATGACCACAATCATCACACTGATATAAGCTAAACATTGATACAGATGTGTAGAACTTATTGTCTGTCATAGTAATATTACTACTACCGCAAGCGTTACACAGCCTATCTTCTGAGTCAGTACGTATAGCTAAGGATGGGTGTGTATTTTCCCATGCTCGTATGTACATGTACAGCTCTTCGAGCAAAACTACATCGTGTATGTTATACTCTTCCATGATAGCAAAGGCAGCGGGGTCATGGTGCATGACACGCTTCCACAAGTTAAACCCTTCATGCTCTGTCTTAGTACCAAGGCCTAGATACCCACACACTGCATCCAATCCATTGGAAGGAAAGCGGAAACGCTTCTTTAATGTCTTGAGTGTGTCTACAGTCTTATATGGGGCAGGAGGCGTAAGACCGTAATAAACCATACGAGTGTTAATAATAGGAAAATCAAACTTATCTCCATTGTGGGCAATTAACACGTCGTACTTTTCCATCTCTTTTGCTATCCAGCGTACTAAAGTCTCATCGTCCTCAACGTCACCTACCTGCCAGTTAGCAAGGAAGTCTACACTGTCGTTACCTAGTTCCTTAATGGCACATGATAGAATAATAGTCTCTGATTCTACCTGTCTAGGGAAGATATTCTCTTTCCACCTACGCCATACCCAAGCAAGGGTAGGACTTGTTTCAATATCAATGACGCCTATACGTGGGCCTTTTGACGTAGTGATTGCAGTACGTAAGTAGTCACTGACTGTACTACGTGGCTTCTCAATAGCCTTTGCTATATCTCTCCATGACATAGCTTCAGTGTTCGCTAGGTGTAGTGCTGCTTGCTTCCAATTATTACTCATAACATTCCTTAAGTAGGGAGGACATGATCTCTACTGCTTGATCATACTCTTCTTCAAACATATCACTATCTTCTGCTCGTAGTTCCTGTAGTACGGCTAGTACGTGCTCTACTTCTAATCTAGTTAAGTTGTACATGACATTTACCTTAGTCCTTTTTTACAATGGTAAGTATTTCTGTAAAATTAGGTCTTGCAACTCAGGGTCCATGTAAGCATAAGCGTCCCTTATGTGTAAACATTGTACCGGAGTACCGTCTGTTATCCTACCTTTTAGCTCTGCTTCTTGCATACCTGTCATACAAACTACAACATCAGCCCAAGCAAGTAGCACATCATCTACTACAATTAGAGAAAAGTCCTCGGAAAGTCCTGCTGACCTAGTTTTATGTCCATACTCCCTGTTAATTACAACGCTGGCTGTAGATAGGCCATCACTGCATACGCACAGTACTTTAGGTGATGGTCCTTGACTAGGGTTATTGGTGTTATGTAGTCTATTAAGTTTCATTTAATTTTTCCATTCATTAGGTAAGGTATTTAAAGTGAACCATCTAAATCCATTCAGTTCTGCCCACTCCTTGTGTGTTAGCTTAGTGCCATCTTTTCTCTTACCAGCACCGGGCATGGGCACATATGGATTCATAAAGACAAATACAATTTCTATTTCAGGATTAGATTTCTGTACTGCTTGGTACTTACGTGCCTCTTGCCTAGTACGAAATCTTCCTTTAGCTTCAATGAACGTAGTAGGGTCTGCTCTAGGTACAAAGTCTGGTATGTACTCTGCTTCCCATGTGTACCCTACACGGCATGGCTCGTAGTCACATGCTGTTAGTTTCTTCTTTAAAGTTACCTCGAACTTTGATCTTGGCATCCATATTACCTTTAATGTTCTTATACCTAGAAAGACGAAACTCCACAGCACCTTCCTGCAACGCTACTTTAGTGGCTAGGCCTATGTATGAAGCCTTAAAATGTCCAATAGGTTCTAGTACATCTTTAAATTTGTCAAGTGATTTTAGTAATTCTTTTAGGCAAGAAGGATCATACTCAGAAAACTTCATTACAAGATACTCGAAATCGAAATTATCCCCTTTATACTTATAAGCTCTTCCATCTTCTAATTCAAACCAGCACTCATCTCTTAACTTATATAGACCTGCTCTATTATAGTAGGGCTCTGTTTTTTTATAGTAAGCAAGTGCATGTTCCCTAAGCTTTTTATTGAAGGGGGAGTTGGAGGCTTGCCACTTATGTAAGGGTAGTACTTTTAAATTACTCATGGCCTTGCTCTTCTACGGGTTCATGGATAGGTGGCATCCAAAGGTCATCGGGTTGTCGCCACATCCATAGCAAGCGGCCTTGATCTAAGAAGTACTGCCAGTCGTATCCTTTATCTTCGTATACTTTCCATACTATACTACACATACGCTCTGGTGTCAAGGCATTTTGCAGGATATCCTTAGCTTTTATTGCACCTATGCCCTTGACTCCTTTGATATTGTCAGTAGGATCACCACTAAGTAACTGACGATAGAAGTTAAGATCAGCTTCCTCTGTTGTAACATAGTAAGCCTTGGCTGCGTCGTAGTTGTAATGCCATCCTGCTGTGTTGTCTAAGTCCTTATCAATAGACACAATCACATTAGTAAGGGGATTAGCAAGGCACTCATAGCTAACTATATCATCTACTTCACAACCATGAGACTCTACTGCATCCCAGGCAGACAGTAAGTACTCACGAATCTCCTGCTCATGTATAGGCCTAGATGATTTGTCTCTCTGTCCTTTATAGTTAGGGTCAATGTCATATCTAAAGTTATCTTTGCCACTAATGTATACATCATAGGTAATGCACCGTGGGTGATTAACTATCTTCTCCATAAGGTGCTTAGTATTAGCAAGGCTGTGACTCAGGGGTCCCGCTGTCTTCTCCATCCAGAACTCGTACTCGTCAACATCTTCTCCTGCAAATTCTATTGCTTCCGCCTTGTACTGAAAGTTAGCAACTGCCTGTCCATTACTTCCTACGTACCAGCGCCGTACCTCGTTAGCACAGCCTGCCTTGTATATGGCGCTATCCGCATCAATTAAAAAGTGCATACTATCTATGCCTCCAAAGGTTTAAGAAGAGTTAAGGCCACATGACGTGGCCCCGAGGGTATTAATTAAGTGTAAACTCATCTTCATTCATCAGCTGGCTCAACGCACTAGCCATATGATTTGCAATATAGATTGCATTGGGTAGAGCAGCCACTGTACTCTCCTCTGTCTGGTATCTCTTATTAATTACTACCCAGTTCATACGTTCAGCGTTGTGATAAACTTCCGTGCGATACTTACGAACTTCATAAGTACTGTTACTGTAGACTACCGTATCTTCCATAACTGCTTCCTTAAAAGTCACCTTCTGGTGTACCCATGGCCTTCTCTAGCTCTTCCTCGTACACACCCCCATTAGCTACAACCTTGTCACACTTGACGTGGAACTGGTTCGTAAGGTCATCAATGTATGCCATTACAGCATCAGCTTGGTCACCCTTCTTAGGTGGAAGAGCAAGGGCACCATTAGACACAAGCAAACTTGTTACCTCAATAGCTGCATTACGTGCTGACTGGTATTGAATAGACAGCTGAGTAGCACCGTATCCTCCACGACCTCCAGCCTTAGCAGGAGCTGCTTCAGGGGCGGGAGCTGGTGTCTCTGCTGCTGCTGGCAAAACACGTACAGAGGGTACTACTACGTTCTTGAATCGCCCGTTCTCTTTCCAATCAAAGCTAATAGTCTGCCCTTCTGTAAAGGAAGGAGCTGAAAAGCCATAGCCATACCACTCACCACTTACTACAATGTTGAATGCTTTGCCGTTGTTTGCAATTTTTTCTACTATACCTGATGTATTCATAATACCTCGTAATTATTAAGATACCCACTCGAATGGCGGGTCTATTGACTCTGTTGTTTCTTCGCCTTCACTCCAATGTGAACCAGCTTTAAAGCCAGTACCCAATGGCACATTGAACTCTATATTATACACTGCTTTAAGGTAATTGTAAACAGAATGTGTAAAACAATCTACACTTATTTGTCGTACTTCTTCTAGCTCATCAGGATGTACCTCCATTATAGCACTGTCATGCACTGTGTTAACGATGAAGCTTTGCATACCCCTGTTACGTAGCTCATGCCACAGGTATGTCAAAGCAATGGGAATAATATCTGCTGTAGCAAAACTCTGAACAGGGTAGTTGCATATCTGTGTAGAATTTACAACATAGCTCGACCCTCGCTGGACTCTAGTTCCCGGATAGTAGAACACGAGGCCTGTAACTGTGCGCAGTTCTTGAGTTGCGAGTGCTTCGTCAATCCAGCTCTGTTGGGCAGAAGTAATACCCGGATACTTCTCTTTGAAAGCTGTGTAATAGGTTTGTTCAGCATCTGTTCCACTTGCACCTCCGAATAACGGTTTAAAGGTATGGGCCTTTGCCTCCTGCCTAGACGTATCTTGTCCAGCGTCTGTCATAGTCTGTGCAGAATAACTATGTACATCGAAGCCTTCACGTATGTCATTAACTGCGCGCTTGTCTTGTCCAAGGAACGCAGCAACACGGAACTCTAACTGAGCACCATCAATCTCTGCTACTAGCCAGTCAGTAAAACGAGCAGTGAATAACTTCTTGTACTCTCGTGGTTGGTTTTGAAATTGAATGCTGTACTTAGAACCACTGCTACTAAGGCGTTGTGTTCTAGTTCTAGTCTGGTTGAATTGTGCTAAGAGAAGGTCACCATTGTCTACACACTTCTTGTATGTATTAAGGGACTTGGTTAACTTAGCATTGAGATTAGCATACTCAGCATACAATGTCAAGAAGGATCTTTGACTCTCGCTCTTGCCTTTCAGACTAAGAATGGTATCACTGTCGGTCTTGTATCCACCGGCAGGCGTCTTCTGTATCTTGCCTCTCTTGGTAGGTTCAGCAATACCTAGGTCTTCATAGATATATTTACCACGTTGCAGTGGTGAGTTAAGATTGATACCTCCTGTAATCTCACCCAGTTCTCTATACTTATCGTTGAACTGTGTCAGTACAGACTCATACTCTGCGTTAACTCTATCCTCATCAAGAGCTACACCATTACGTTCTATGTCTGCTAGTACAGGAGTAAGTATACACCGTGTCCATAGTACGGGCAGCTGTCCAGAATCTCTTAGCCTTTCTCTCTGCTTTAAAAATATCGCAAGGGTTGTGTTAACATCATAGATGCAGCGACGTTGTAGCATTGACTTAGGTAATTCAGATGGACATACTCCTCCCTTAATACACTTGTCAACATAGGCTTCCTTACCACCTAGATTGTAACTACTGGCCACCACGCCGAGGCCAAGACCCACACTAAGGCCGCCGTTAAGAACATACTCCCCAATAAGCGTATCGTACACTTTGACTTTACCCAAGTCCAAGCCCGCACGGGCCAGCCATTGTAACTCGAACTTGGCGTTGTGACAGACAATGAAATCTGCTCGTTCCAGTGCCTCAATAAGAGGTCCAACATCATACTCGGTTCCCCATAGTATTCTTGTTGTATAGTTATCTCTTTGTCCGAAGGTTCTACTACCTCCGACTTCCTCTGTTCCTTTAGTTCCCATTCCAGCCACATGGGTATTCCATACAGAGAGCACAAGTCTGTTGCTCTCATCGAGGGCAGATCCTTTGCTTTTATTTGTAGTTTCAAAGTCAAGCACGATGTAGTTGTCTGAGTCATAAGGCATCTCCTGTAAAAAATCTAACATAAGTCACTGTTTACCTCCTATCTTTAAGAGTTAACCGGCATTATCAAGAGCTGTAGACAGGTTCTGCAGTTCATCTAAGTCGAGTATAGTAGCCCTAGATCCTCTCCAGAGAGGAGATGCTTGCATAATCACTTGCCTCATTGATACTACTCTATTCGCGTGACCTGTAGTACACAAACCTAAAAGAACTGCCCTTTCATACTCTTTTACTCTTACTCTGCCATATCTATAAGCGCCAGGGCCCACTCTACGCCATATAGGGCCAACTTCTACACCATACTTCTTTCCCATTGCGTCGATTATCTCTCTAAACTTGTAAATATCTACATCTTTAAAGTCAAATGCTACATCATAAATTGACATTCATACCTCCTGTTATACTCAGTACTTTAGATAAGTGAGGGTCAATGATCACTGGTATGTGGCTATGATCAGAGCTAATTTTATTCTTAGTCAGGCATAGCATACGCTTATTCTGTTGCTCATACGTATCATCCATGCCGATACCAATCATAATATCCATCTGTCCTTGAACACCTACGTTGCTGTAGTACATATCATTCTTTTCTATACCAAGCTTACCATAGGCACTGTCGCTTGCTTGGTGTACAATGATGCTAACAAGGCCATACTGTTTGGCAATAGATCGTATCTTGAGAGCAAGGTACTCATTCTTTTCTACCTTAGTAAACATGGCACGTGTCTCCATGTTAGCCATCTGGTCTACTATAAGAATGTCAGGCTCGTACTTATCTACCATGCGTTTAATATCAAACACACTGCCCGGTGCCATCTCATAAAATACTAAGTTGCCATAGCCATTGTTATAAGCACGTTGCCTAGCTTCTGCTTTGTGCAGCATCATCTCATCACGAGTCATGCTAGATAACCGTGAGTAGAACCTGCTAAGCATGGACATGGCGGGGTCTTCATTGCCACAGTACAGTACCTTATACCCATCCTTCATAAAACCACAAGCAGCATTGATAGCAATAAGACTCTTGCCTACCTCAGTTGGTGCATAGATAGCTATCTGTGTGCCGGGTACTACCCCACCGCCAAGCTTCTCATTAAGAGAGAGGGGGTATACCTTGATTAAGTTGTCCCTATCAAATGCACGTAGTACATCATCAATGTCTGTCTGAATGAATACGTTACCATCATCATCAGCTTCAGCCATCTCTCGATAGTGATTAACTTTTTCAAGGTAGTGCTCAATCTCCCTGTCCTGATTACCAAGCAGTGCCTCTGCTAGACGTTGCTGTGCAGCATTGAGCTTAACCTTGCGGAACTCAGACAGTACGTTAGGTATCGACACCTCTTGCAACGTACGAATTATGCCTTCAAAGGTATCGCTATGCTTAGGGTGGTCACTCTTGATATGATCAATTAGAAATTCTTTATCAATGTGATCAGCATCAACATCATTGTCGTAGTACTCTTGTACCTTATTAACAATGATTGCACCCTGATCAGAGAAGTCCTCATCAGGGTCCATGACTGGACCAATGCTATCATACGCTGCTCTGTCATGTATCAGTGCCGATATTATACGGCTCTCACTCATTCAACCACCTTTCCTGTAAGTTTATCTACTATTTTTTGTAAATCTTTTGGTCTAATTCTAACTGAAAAATTACTATCATAAGAAGAATAAATCTCTTCTGCTAAGTCTTCATTGATGTTGCAGTACAGCAGCAGTCTAATCTTAGGATCGTTTAGTTTCTTCTCTAGTATAACACTGTAACTGTTTAGATAACAGGGATTATAGCAATATAACTCTAACCCCTCATCATACACAAATCTAAACGTATCATCATCGGTAATGGCCTGTCGCACAAGGCGACGAATAGCGCCCTTAGCTATATTACTACTTTTAAGTTCTAGAACTATCCGCAACATTATGGATACTCCCCATATATACACTTGTATAAGTCACTGTTGTTAAGTTCGCGATTGATTGCGGGCATAGGGGCAGAAAAGAAGCTAATGTAAATACCTGTAGAATTCATGCTTACTAGGTAGTAAGCTGGCTGTGTAGTGGTATCCCCTCTAAATATCTCAGCATATAAATTTGCTCGCCAACTGCTACCAATGAAACCCCTTGGATACATGCTCACCAATTTTATTAAACAACTCCGTGCTCTACCACTGTTATGTATTGCAAAGGTTTTATTCATGTATTAACTAAAGGTTTACCATACACTGCTTGATATAAATTCATTGCAAGGAGTGTAGGAATACTTGGGGATGTTGGGGGATATGAAATATAATTAATTAGGATATGCTTTGGATACATAGCTACCATATAGTGCCCTCTGTTTACATAGGCTCCTCTGTTTATCTCCCTAAGTGGAATACATCTATTGCCTCCGTGGATTTCATACGCACTCACTAGCTTTTTCAAGCAGTGCCTGCTCAGTGTACTATTTTTTATTACGAAAAACTTAGTCATGTAAAGGTCTCCTCTAATTGAGTATTAGACATATCTTTAGGGTCTTTGTCTACAAATACTACGTCAACTTTGTCAAACAACAGCGCCACCTTGCGCTTCATGCGAGCAGCCTTGGCTGTAGCATCTGCATCTAGCGTTATAACTAAGTGCTTGACACCAATCTTAAGCATGTGACCTATGTCACCTTCCGTTAGGTTAGTACCCAGTAGAGCACATGAAGGATGGTGCTTAGCAACAGCTTCTGCACTTGGCCAGTCTTCTACAATAACTAGACTACCATTAAAATTCTCTCTTGTCAACAGAGGAAAGTGAAGAAAGGGTTCGGTACTTTCTGTGTCGTGTAGTATGTTGATAGCTTTGGGGCCAGACCACCAGTTGTTGAGGCCACCGTAGTGCCGTTGTACGTAGCCTAGCTCTGTACCCCAGTAGGACAGCACAGGGTACAGTACCATGTGTAGCCTAGACTCCCACATAGGAGGAATGGAGGTGTGCTGTACGGGTAGGTACTGGTAAGCTTCTTCTGGTAACGCTGCTATAGTTAACTTAGAACTAGGGGTTCTATTCTTATGCAAAGCCTTGCCTACACCGAAGGATACAGTACCATTAAGGAACCCCTTAGCGCCACAGTTAGCACGAAAGCATTGGAACCATGTACCCTTATCGCTGTTGAGTACAGCCATACATTTCTCTCTGCTACTGCCACCATTGCAAGAGGGGCAGACAATGCGAACACTACCTCCCCTGTTCAGGTGGCCCTTGATTTGCTGCTTGATCTCTTTCTTCAGGTGATCGTCCATTTGCTTTTACCTGTATCCTAGTCAGTATCTGTTTTATTGGGTTTCCCTCATCGTCAATATTTACAATGGGTATGCTGTGGCTTGCACACTCACTTTCTAGTAAGTAAAAGCGCCTATGCCACAGAAGACACACCACAGTACAGTGTTCTGTCTCTTTATCTGCATGTATATCAACAAAGCCTAATGAAACTAAGTATTTTTTCCAACATTTAGCACCAAGTGTAGTGTTAAATTCTAGGTTAATAGAGCGCATGGAAGTTTAGCTCCTTGACGTTACCTTCCTCGTCAGTCATCTCTTCATCAAACTGAGGGTTGCATGTCTTACATTCAGGCATACCAAAGGAGTCAAGCGGCACGTCACTGCAACAAGCATCACAGAATTTAGTTCCTGCCGTATCATACACGTCTACGTCTGTGTCAATCATGTCACTATCAAATACATCCATTAGGATTTATCCTTTACTAAGTCGCTGAAGTTTATGATTGGGGAGGGGGGGATGGTGCGCTGGCGTTCGGGGTGGTACATTAGCCAATACCCATAAGTATAAGTATATCTTAAATGGCACGGTATGGGTCCATTTTGTGTAGTATCTCGATTAAAGACATACTCTCCTGCTGTTATAAGAACTTCTTTCATTTTCATAGCGTCTGCTGCTGTTGAACAGTATATTGCATATGTTCTAAGTTTTTCTTTATTCATTGTGTTATACCCTATTGACAAGTAAAAGATTGTATGATATAATAAATGCTAATAGATACATATATATATATATAAATACATATAATATATAAAATACCATACATATACATGCATGTCAAGTATTAAATTCTTTCCAATCATTTGAATATACTACAGGAGAATTATCAATAAACCTACTACCTTCTTCCATGTAATAAATCCATGCACTCACCTGCCTACCACCACCACAGTCTACTAACGTCTGCTGCCTATTATAAAAATCAGGATAACCTTCAAGACCATCCAGCCTTTTGAATGTAGTAGGATCTACTTCATAAATCTCGACAGTAACACCATGATCACCGCCTTCTATGATAGCAGGGAACCCACCAAGGCTATGCATAGTAAACTCTTTCAAAGTAATACCATCTGATACAAAGTCTGCTGTCTCAAGCAAGCGGTTGTTACCAAACCCTTTACGAAGTGATCCGTATACTGCTACAATTTCTTTATTCATGAAGTAACTCCAGTTATGTTAATAGCTTTTCTTGTTTTGCAAATATTGTACAAATCTATAATCTCTTGTCTACCGGATAGTGTAGACAAGACCCATATGTCCCTTTCAGGGCTGAATACAAAATGCCAGTTACGGCTCCAAGTACTAACAAGATCCGGTGATGCTCCCGGAGAAAACCTTTGACCTTTTTTCTGCATAGCTGTTTTAACAGCCACGTACTGTACTTTATTTTCTATTGGAATAGCAAAGTCTTTTATATCTCTCATACTTTTTATCCCTCGTATCTTTCAATGAACCTAGTAGCGTCTACTACAGGCACTGGGGTAAGGTAAGGGCGGCCATTAATACTATAAGTATCACTGCCATAAGCTAGGTAACCACTACCATCCCTACTTACTAAGTAAGCAGAATCTCTAGGGACAGTACTTAGTATAGTTGTGTAACCCATACGTTTTAGTATAGCAAGGCACGTTTGACCATCATTACGAGTATCATACGTAACTGCTAAGTCAGGCATATTCATACGTCGCACTTCTCATATCTTTTAAGGAAAATCTCGGCACTCACAATGGGTATTTTTACTCCCGAAGCCAAAGCGTGGAAGCAGTTATTAACATTGACGGTGTCGGATCCGTATTTCAACTTACCATATCTGCCTCTA